TAGCCCAAATCCAAGAGCAAAAGGTGGTTTAACCCGTTGGTTTAAAGAAAATTGGGTTGATGTTAAAACAGGTAAGCCTTGTGGTCGTCAAAAAGGCGAAAAAAGAGGCTATCCAGCCTGTAGACCAAGTAAACGTGTATCAAGTAAGACACCTAAGACTGTCGGAGAAATGACAGCTAGTGAAAAAGCACGTTTTAAACGTGAAAAAACTAGTAGTAAAAAAATAACATATCAACATAGACGGAAAAAACGCACTAAAAGGAGTTAAAAATGGTAAAATCAGCAGCAATGAATAGATGTTTAGGGTATATTTCAAGTGTGCGGAAGAGCAAAAAGAAAAAATCTTCCAAAAAAACTACAAAATCTAAAAAGAAATGATTGAAATTACTGAAGAAATGCTTGACATCATTGAAAAAGTCAAGGGAAAACGAAATCCTGCACTATGGGACCCCAGATGTGAACAATATCAAAGAAAACTGAAAGAAGGTACTGTAAAAAAGTCAACTACAAGTTAAACTATTTATAAATACTCTTTTTTTTTAGAATCATGGCATTTTTTCGTGGCGAAGAAGGTTCTGTTAAATTTAAAAACAGTTCTGGAACTACTGAAGCAGTAGTTTCAACTACAGGATGGACTTTGGATACTACAAAAGATACTTTAGATGTTACTGCTCATGGAGCAACATCTAGAAGTTTTGTTGGTGGATTAATTTCTGCTTCTGGTACTGTTGATTTTTTATATACAGCAGCTAGTGGTAACGAAACTGCAAACTTATTAGCTGATGTTTTAACTACAGAAGATGCTGGTGATGCACAGTTTGAATTGTTTTTAGATACATCTGGTGCTAAAAAGGTAAGTTTTTCTGGAATTGTTACAGGAACAAGCCTATCTGCAACAACAGGTGATCTAGAAACTGTAAGTGTCAGCTTTATTTCTTCTGGTGCTATTACTAACGCTGCATAATGCCTAAATCATCTTACTCAGCGAAGCAACGTAGATTAGCTGCTGTTGCTCCACCACGGGATAAGATTACGGCTGCTGATCTAAAAAAGCTACGTTCTAAAACTAAACAGAAAAAAAGGAAGTGAAACTTACCATTCGCCAAAAAAATAAACTTAAAGAACATTCTGAACACCATAGTGAAAAACATATGGAGTATATGAAAAGGCGAATGAGAGCAGGTGATACTTTTACACAAGCCCATAAAAAGGCACAAGCAAAGGTGGGAAGATAATGAAACGTAAATCTGTTAGCTTAACTTTAGGTAGAGGAGAAAAGTCTAGAAAAGGTGGCCTTACGGCAAAAGGTCGTGCGAAATACAATCGTGCCACTGGTAGTAATTTAAAAGCACCTGTTACTAAAAAATCAGGTCTTACCGAGTCAGAGAAAAAAAGAAGAAAGAGTTTCTGTGACAGGATGGAAGGTATGAAGAGAAAAATGACTAATATTAAGAAAAAGAATGATCCTGATAGCAGGATTAATAAAGCATTAAAAAGGTGGAGGTGCTAACTAATGACTTATTCAATTCCTGGAGACTATAGAACAAAAGTACAAACTTCCACTACTATTGGAAATATAGACAGCCCTTTTACTCGCACGAGGGCTGTTCTCGATATGATGAAGGGTTGGGAAATAATGAAAGCTGTTACAGAAGGTACCGAGTATTTAAGAAAAAATAGCGAAGCATTTTTACCATTAGAACCTAGAGAAGATTACACAGCTTACATGGCAAGAGTAAATCGTGCTGTATTTTCTCCTTTTACTCAAAGATTAATAAGAGCAGCTACAGGTCTTGTATTAAGAAAACCAATAAGTCTTATAGGCGATCCTTATTGGACAGAAACTTTTAAAATGGATGTTGATGGTTGTGGATCAGATTTAGATGAGTATGCAAGAAGAATATTGATGTGTTCTCTTACTTATGGTCAAAGTCATATTCTTGTAGATTATCCAGCACCTTCTGGTGCATTAAGTTTGGCTGAAGAAAGATCACAAAATCGTAGACCTTATTGGATAGAAGTAGATCCAACAAATCTTCTAGGTTGGAGACTGGACAGAGAGTCGAACTATGGAAACCTTATACAAGCAAGAATAGCAGAGAAAGCTGTACTAGCTGACGGAGATTTTGGAGAAAAGGTTTACGATCAAGTAAGGGTTATAGAACCTGGTAGTTACAGAGTCTTCCGCAAAAAAGATGAGATTGATGCAATGTATGACGTTGATGACAATTCTTATATGGGTGAATTTAGTACTGGTACGACAGATCAAGAATACAAATTAGTAGAATCGGGTGATTTTTCTCTTGGAGAAATACCATTAGTTACTGTTTATTCTGGCAAAACAGAAAATTTAGTAAGCAAACCACCTTTACTTGATATTGCATACTTAAATATTGCACATTTTCAAAGACAAGCTGACCTAATTCATAGTTTGCACGTTGCATCTCAACCGATGCTTGTTATGGAAGGTTACGATGATCAGACCAAAGACCTTGCTATCAGTGTAAACTACGCAATGGCTACTCAACCTGGTAATAAAATTTACTATGTTGAACCAGCTTCTAGTGCTTTTGATGCTCAATCTGCTGAAATCAAAGAATTACAAATGCAAATGGCAACTCTTGGTATTAGTACTTTAAGTCAACAAAAGTTTGTAGCTGAATCTGCTGATGCTAGAAGATTAGATCGTGTTGATACAAACTCAATGCTTGCTATGGTTTCTATGGAATTAGAGCAAAAACTTCAAAAATGTTTTAATTTTTCTGCTCAATATGTAGGTATCGAACCACCAGAAGTAAAAATTAGTAGAGATTTTGATATTGAAAGACTAATTGGACAAGATATTACAGCTTTAACCTCATTATTCGATCAACAAGTTATTGATAGAGAAGAATTTAGAGATATTTTGGTTCAAGGAGAGGTGTTACCATCAGCAGGTGAGGCTAGATCTGAATAGTTTGTTACAATGATAAACAAGTACATACATTTTTATGGCTAAATCCCTAGATAAGGTTCTTCAACCTGACGGGACTTATAAATGGGAACTTGTAGAACCAAGTTTATCTGAAAAGATGGGTAATGGTCCTGAAGCTCCTGTTGTTTGTCCTGCTCCTACACCAAAGGCAACTAAGAAAAAAGTTGCTAAAAAGAAAACAACTAGCCCACTTACTGAATAATTAATGGCACTCGAAGAAAAAGTCATTCAGCCTGAGTCTGTGACCAACGCTGAACAGCCCGTGGCTGATACTGTTTCACAACCAGCCCAACCATCTGCACCTGATCTTACTTCTGTAAAAGCAGAATATGAAGCAAAACTAGCTGCTTTGCAAAAGCAAGTTTCAGATGAGCAAGAAAAATTTAAAGGTGCAAAGTCTAAATTAGACGAAGTTTATAAGAAAAAAGAAGCTGAACGTACCAAACAACTTGAAGATCAAGGTCAATGGAAAACTCTTTGGGAGGAGGCTAATAAAACAGCCCAAGAAAAAGAGCAACAGATAATGACTTTATCTCAACAGTTAGAAGATTTAAAAACTTCTAATGAAGTTGCATCTACCAAAACCACAGCACTTGCAGCTATAAGTAATCTTGGAGCGATAAATGCAGAACAAACTCTGTCTTTATTACAAAACAAGTTACAAAAGAACGCTAGCGGAGAAGTAGTTGTATTAAATGGTGGTGTGGAACAGAATCTCACTAGCTATCTTACCAGTCTCAAAAACCCTGGAAGTGGTTGGGAACACCATTTTAAGCCAAGTTCTGCTGCTGGCATGGGAGCAAAACCAAGTCCTGTATCTAATACAGGTGGAGGTCAAGCAAATCCCTGGAAAACGGGCAACATAACACAACAAATGCTAATATCAGAACAAGATCCACAGCTTGCAGCAGTGCTCAAGCAAGAGGCTCAAACAAAATAGTTAATTTCCGTGAAATTGACCCCCTTATCTGTGATTAGGGTATCGCAAAACTTATTAAGGTAAATCTGAATGGCTGCTCCGTTTCA